GGCTCTGGTGTTTCCATTTCTTCTTCTTCGTACATATCTTCTTCTTCAGCTTCTTCAGCTAAACGAGCAGATAACATAGATTGAAGTCTTGGTGTAAACGCTTCTTCTAATGCAATTTTTGCGTTTGCTAATGCAGTTTCGCGTACAGCTTTGGCATCAGCAATTGCTTCTTTTAACAATTTATTCATTGTTTTTCCTCGTATTTAATTTGGAAATAAGATTATTGGAATCTTAATAGAAATATAAAATAATTTAGAGTGACTATATATTGAGATATAGTATCAAGACAAATATAAATATGGTAGATAGTAGAAAAGATGCCACGATAGACATCTTTTACTTAAACTTTTTTTAAAGCAGTTCTTTACGGGTTATTTTCCGTATACTTTTTCTGCAGATAAGCACTACGCTCTCTGTTTGCTGCATTAAGTTTTGAAGGCTTTATATATTCCGTACGGTTTTTCAACTCAGTTAATATATCAGAATCCTTAAGCATTTTTTTCCACTTACGTAAAGCGAATGAAAGATCTGGTTTATTATCAAAAGGTAACTTAGTAACTTTAACTCCTGTCATTGAACCTGGAATAATGCTTTCAAAATGTTTTTGTTTTTTACTCATAACTATTTATTTTTGTTTAATATATAAACAATTTCTCAATAAATCAAATTTATTTTAAAGCTTCATTAACTTTATAATACTTGCTAAGTACTGTACCCATATCTTCATATGCAGCTTCTAAACGTTGTTGCATACCCGACATTTCCATAGCAGTCTTTTCAAATACTTTAAAAGCTTCATTCATTTGTTTCATATGGCGTGACACTGTAACATTATCAAACCAATGTTCCGATTCTTCAATAGTCAAGTTTTCAGCAGTACCTACAATACTTTTCAATGTTTCAGCTACTTCTTTTAATCCTTGTGCACGATAAATCATTTCTCCTAGTTTGTGATACTCTGATACTGCGCGCACAAAATCTCTTTTTTGTTCAGATGAAACTTTCTTTTCTTCATCACTGCCAACATTTTCTTTAAGAATGTTTTTCAATAATTGCTGTTCAAACTTTTTCATTATTTTAATCCTTTAAGTATTCTAGTAATACCAGTTAAGTTTTTTAATGCTGCAGTCGAATAACGACTAAACTGCACATATCGTTGTTGTAGACTTGGATCAGTCGCTGACAATTCTTCTAATTTAGTTTGTGCATCTAATAAAGCATTTCGTATTTCTTTGGCCATATCAGTAACTATATCAAACTCTGTAGTATCTACTTCTACCGGCTCTTCTATACTTGCATCTGCTGTCATAGAATCTCCAGGAACATCTTCTTCTCTAACTGGTCTTCTACCCATATTAGGGCTAAGGCCAATATAGCCTTCAGTCAATTGTTTATCATTTGACTTGGACTTACCGCCAAACAATTGAGCATATCGTTGTTTTAAATCTGTCATTTTATTTCTTATTAAATAGTAATTTCACTAGGAATGTTCCCGAACAAGTCAGGAATAAATCCTGTACCTCTTTTACCGATTGAATTAAATGGTCCGTACAAACTAGCATGTGATGAATCAAATAAGCTATTGAAAAATTTCTTACCATTTTTCGGATTACCTAACTGTGCATTTGCTAATGGAGATATATTAGTACCTAATATAGTACCAGTGCCCAATTGACCTGGATTGTTTGGTCCATACACTGAACTATGAGCTAAATCTACTAAACCGTTATTTTTCTTTGCCATAATTAGAACTCCATGATTATATCAGAAATAAGTCGTTCAATAGTATTGTAACGATTACTTGCCGATTTGTTTATTGATTCATTTACAGGTGAAAGGAACGCGCCATGGGTCGATGGATTACTTACAAAGTCAAATGCAATTAATTCAAAGTCTGGTTGAACTTCCATTGCCTCACTCCCTTCACGCATAACCTCTTTAACAGAGCCTAATCCACGTGAACTAATTCCTAATTTAATTCCGGCTTGGAATAATGACTTAAGAATATTTCCGGATGGTGTAGCCAATACTTCTACTGTACCCATTAGGTCTGGTCCTTTCCATCCCATTGATACAATGTTATGAGAAACGTTATTTAAGTTAACAACAGATGAGTCTGGGTGATCTAATTCTCCCAACGCTCTACGTTCAGCAATAAATGTATTTTCATACTTCTTAGCTTCGCGCATTAATATTTCCATTGGATACACACGTCCATTTTGGTTACGTGCATCAGCTCTTTGAAGAACTCCAGTAACAATTAATTTACCGTTATTATTTGCTAACGATTCATTAATGGATTGAGCTGATACTTCAAATACGCTGTAATCTACTAATAATTGCTTAGACATTATTTTAATCCTTGTATATATAATCCTGAATTAAGAAATTGTTGATGCTGGTCAAAACGTTTACGTTCATCAGAATATTTACGTTTTGCCTGTTCCATTGTCAAAGTTTTATTTTCGGCAGCTTTATAAAATTGTTGCCATGTACGGTTTAAAATCATTGTGACAATTCCTTTAATCTATTTGATAGTCTAACTATTCGTTCATTTATTTTAGAAAATCTTACACTAGTATTTTTCCAAAAATGAGATGAGTCAACACCCATTTCAGTTTTTAATCTTAGATTATTTTGTACAATCTTTTCCATTTCACCTAACATCTTATTAACTTCAGCAATTCCATTATTTACTTTTTGTGCTGGAGTTGATGTAGGGTCTTTTTTATAGTCTCTGTATGAAACTGCTTCTTCAATACTATATCCAGACGGTGCTTTATAATTAACACTAGGGTGGATATAATTTAGTCGTTTAAGAGCTTCAAATATAGCCATTATAGCGTCTGGACGTCTATATCCATTCTTTGTCGCTAAAGCTTTGACAAAGTTATCAACAGCTTTATCTAATGCAGGATTTGAAGCTTCATTTACAATAGATTTTACTCCGTACATTTCAGACATCATCTTTTTATACGTAGATTTATTTTCATTCCAAATAGGTTTGAATATCTTATTGGTCTTTTTAACTGGCGTCATTCCGCCTTGACTCAATGTATTTTTATCTACCTTTCCAAATGCCATTGGAGTTTGATATCCAGCTACTCCTGCTGTACTTGACATTTCATCTAACCCTTGATGACTAGTTAATTCAATACTGTTATCTGATAAAATATCAGACAATGTTTGAATCACTTCTTGGTCATCGGTTGCAAACACGTTAGTGCCGTATGGTACAAGTGATTTATTACGTAACGCCTTTCTTAATAAAGTATCGTTTTGTATAGCTTCCACTGCCTTACGTGCATCACGAACTGCTATCTCAACATAATATGGTTCATCAACGCCTAAATGATTTTCATCCATTTTAGCAACTTTACCTAGACGTTTATGTAAATATTTATCAGATGTATCAGCGTCGCCATCATTATCTAAATCTTTATCCTCTAAATCTTTAAAGTCCTTTCCAGCTTCTTTATCAGATACTCGGTCTACACTTTCATTTAATTGACGGAATTTTTTTTCCATTTCTTCAAGAAATTTCATTATACTCCTTGACGTTTAAATACGTATACTATTCCACTATTAGCGCTACCACTAATAGACAATATTGATAAATCGTATAATTGTTTAGCAACTAAGTCAGTCAATCCAATAGTTCCTCCGGCTGATAGACTAGCTGTCAATCCAGTGCCAGTAACTACTAATATAGATCCATATCCGTAATTTGACCCGGTAAAAAATGTTTGGCCGCCTGTATATGTTTGAACTGCGGTATACTTGCCGGGATGCCCTAGTCTTTCAAATTGACTTACTTGTGCATTTGTATATTCATATGGTCCTTGACTTGGCATATTATCCTTTTACTTTATTTAATTCATCTACTAGTTCATAATACTTTAACATAGTCAATACATCTTTATCTTCTATGGTATGTTTCTTATTGATTTGATTAAGTAGATTAGCAACTTCCGTCAATTTAATACGTATAACTTTGCTAGGTACAATTGTCTTTAACTTAGTAAGTTGTTCTGCTAACGACTTAGTTTCTTTAAGTATATATTTTTTAAGTTCTGTTGAATTAGTTACATTATTAATATACTCACGCAACATGTTCTTTTGTGAGATTGACAATGACGAATATTTTTCATTGAACTTTTCAATCATTATTTTAGAAGCTAGAATACGTAAATCCTTTTGTTCAGCAACTAAAGCTGACTGGGTATTTACTGATTTTTTAGCTACTGTCGAGACATGTTCTAGAATAGCAAATTTATTTTCAACGTATTCTTTAGGATCATCGGCCTCTGCATGTTCAAATAATTTATATATAGCAGCATGTAATTTATAATTGCTAACACGTGATTTGAAAAAATCTTCAATGTTAAAAGCCGAACGTATTTCTTTAATTAAGTTATACTTTTCTTTTTTCAATAAAGATTCATTGATAGTTTTTCTTGCAGTAGTTACTGCCGTTACAAAAGTCTCCGCTTTTGCATTAACGAATTTTTCTTCATGGAGTGATCTATATAATTTTAACTCCTGAGATAAGAGAGAATTTAGTTTAAAGCTTCTCTTTATAATACGTAATGCCCTCGAATCTCGGTTGTTCATTGTATCCGATGCTACTTGTCTTACCAAAAGCTCGAAAATCAAACCGGTATTTTTTACTTTTGAATGTTTAATTCGTTTCATTAAATGCGTCCTGTTATGTACGTATATTTTTAATAAATATATATCAATCAACAAACTATTGGTCTAATAATTGGCGTTCATCCAACATAGTACCTGCATCAATATCTTTAATTTCTTCATTTAAAGATTGTTTTAACACTTTAGGCGACTTAAACTTAGATTTCATTGAGTCTATAATAGCTTTTGATTCAACATGTTCAATACTTAACGGCGAGCCGTTTTTAAAATTATGTTGCAATGGCGACTTATCTATACTTAAAGACTTAGTCATTTCCTTAGCCCCTAATGGATCTCTACCATGCGGACTAGAATGTTTACCCCATGTACTGGCGTCTTTAGGACGTCCTGGGCCTGCTACATGTTCCTGTTCCATACCAGGAGCTAATCCATCAAATTTTGTTGATACATGCATTGAGGCAATATCATGAGGTGTACCAAAACTCATATTAGTTTTAACAGGGTCATTACCTTCGCTAGAAATTTGTTCTTTACGGAAGTCTTGTTTAAGATCTTCAATTACTTGATCTTGTTCGGTCTGCCATTCCTGTTGAGTTAAATTAAAGATGTTTTCATAGATCCATTTTTCCGAAAACATTTTAGATTCTTTAAGATTTCCTGCCAATTCAACTTTAGTAGCTAAAGTTTCTAGCTTTTGCTTTTCATATATCAATGAAGGGTTTGTTAATGCCAATGAGAAGTTAATTAAATCTTCACCTTCAAATCCTTGAGCATATAAATGTATAATTGCAATCTTAGTTAACTCAGATACAAATATCTTTTGTATACGTTCTATTGTTCTAGCAAAACGTACATCTTCTGCTGCTAACGTCGCTTTACCTTCAACACCTTCATCATATCCTAAGAACGCTTTTGGAATCTTTAATGCGGCATGCATTTTATTTCTCAAGTATTCAATGTCATCAATTTGGCCATCATTACTCAATCCAGGTAATGATTCAATGGCAGTTCCAGATTCTCCTCCACGTACTGGCAAGAAATAATCTTCTAACATGTTTTGCATATTAAATTTAAGATTATACTCTCCGGTCTGCTCATTCATATATGGAATCTTTTTCATCTTTTGAATAATGGCATCGATATGAGAATCAACCTCAGCCGGCGGTAAATTACCTACGTCTATTTTAAAAATTCTACGTTCTGGCGCGCGCATGATACGATGAATTAACATTGCATCTTCCATTAACATTAATTGTTTCCATACCTTACGTGCTGGCTCAATCATTGATTTACCATATGGAAGGAAGTTAGTATCTGATAATAATCTAAAGTGTGCTACTTGATAATTTTCCATCGGCTCGCGGTCAGATGCCCCTCTACCCATAGAATACATTGTATGAGTACCTTCAAATAAGAATCGATATGCATATGGATTATTTGGATCATACCCTTCTTCACGACGAACTTCGTATGCTGATAATGGTATTACATTGATAATACCTAATTCCTCTTCAATATCCAGATACAAAAAGAAATCTCCATACTTACAGGCATTTCTAATCCATGGCCATAAGTTATAATCTATATTAAGTATGTCATAAAATAAATTACGTAACACTTTATAAACTTCGTTATTAGGCGTAGAAATGGTTATAGTATCCCCATCTGCATCCTTTACAGTCGACTCATCTGCATAAATGTCTAATGCTGATGCCAATATTGGATCCATATCCATTGATTCATAATC